TTATCCCCAACAGCAAAACGAATGAAAGCTATACGCGACAAGCGTGCTGCCATGACTAGCGATCGTAAGAAGAAAAAAGCAGAAAACCAGCGTAAAAGACGTGCTGCTAAAAAAGCAGGTAAAAACATTAAAGGAAAAGACTACGATCACAAAACAAAGAGATTTGAAACAGTAAAATCGAACCGTGGAAACAGAGGACACGGTACGAGACGAGAATAAACCTCCTCTGTAAACCTTAAATAAAACCAAAATGACTTATTTATATTACAAAACGAGCACAGCATCGTTTAACCAAAAACCTAATGAAAAAACTATAGAACAGTGGCAACATCTTGCAGATAAAAAGAACTGGAGGATTACGCAACTACCAAATGGTTATTATCAGACGGAATGTAAGCATGTAGATTTAGAGACATGGCACGACGTAACTAGAAGAGAAACCGTAGAAGGTGCAGAAGCAGCAATTGACGGAAGCATCGACCACTTCTCAAAAAAATTAGAGGCTACAAAAGGCCCTAAGGTTATTAAAACTTTTAAATAAATAAAATTAAATTAAATTAAATGGAATACAATTTACCTAGCGAGATCGTCAAAGACTTAAACTTTGGCGATCAAGCTAAAAAACGAATAATAGCTGGCGTTGATAAGCTAGCAAGAGCCGTAAAATCCACTCTAGGCGCTTCAGGAAAATGCGTAATATATGAAGATGGACGCGGTAAACCGGTGATTACAAAAGACGGGGTAACCGTTGCACAAAGCGTAGTCTTATATGATCCGGTTGAAAACTTAGGAGCTACACTAATTAAAGAAGCTGCGCAAAATACAGTTAGTGAAGCTGGTGATGGTACTACTACTGCAACTGTTTTAGCACAGGCAATACTAAAATCAGCTACTTCTATGCAAAAAGGCACTAATAATACCAGAATAATTAAGCAAGGTATAAAGTCAGGCCTTAAAAAAGTTAATAAATACCTTGATAGTATAAAAATTGACGTAGAAGGTGACATGCTAAGCAACGTTTCTGCCATTTCTTGCAATAACGACGAAGAACTTGGTAAAATCATAGCTGAAGCATACACAAAAGTAGGTAAAAACGGTGTAGTTTTAATGGAAACTTCACAAACTGAAGAAACTTATGTGGAATTAGTTGATGGTGCACAAATAGAGTGTGGCTTAACGTCTGCAAATTTTGTAACAAACGCAGAAAAACATAAATGTGAGCTAGAAAACCCATATATTCTTATAGTTTCTAGTGAAATACCTAATATACGTAAAATACAAAAGATATTAGAGCATGTAATTAAAAAAGGTAGGGCTTTATTGATAGTTGCACCTGTTGCACAGAGTGTAAAATCAGCGTTGATGATGAATAAAGTAAAAGGTAACATAAAAGTCAATATTATTGACTTACCAGGCTTTGGTCCTACTGTAAAAGATAGTTGCGAAGACTTAGCTATACTAACTGGAGCAACAGTTATAAATGAAGAGCTAGGTGATGATTTAGATTTAATAGGTGTAGAACACTTAGGTGAGGCAGAGTATGCAGCTACAGATGATACTAATACAGTTATAACTACAATAGATGATATTCAACAAAATTTACAAGAACGAATCGAACTCGTTTCAAAACTTGTCAATAATGAAAAAAATGGTTTCATTAAGAAAAAAATGGAGCAAAGACTGTCTATGTTATCGGGTAGCGTTGGTATCATCAAGGTGGGTGCTAATTCTAAAGTAGAGTTAAAAGAAAAGAAAGATAGAGTAGAAGATGCTATTTATGCTACTAAAGCTGCATTGAAAGAAGGTGTTGTGCCAGGTGGTGGTATAGCTTTGCTTAATGCTTCTGAAAAAATAAAAGCTAAAAGTATTGGAGAAAACATATTACTAAACTCTATTAGGTCACCTTTTACAACTATAATAAACAATGCTAATATACTTGGCACAAAGTTTAGTGAAAAAGAAGGTGTAGGTATAAATGTAATAACTGGTAAAAAACTTGATATGGTCAAAGCAGGTATAATAGATCCAGTACTTGTAACTAAGTCTGCACTTAAAAATGCTGTAAGTGTAGCAACAACTATTATGTCAGCTGATTGTGTAATTTCAAATATGAGAACAGATGAAAGCAGTTAATCACTACATAATAATAGATTTAATAAAAAAAGAACCTAAAAAAATCGCTGGTCTTATACTAACAGAAGAAGTAGACAGTGACAATAGGTACTTAAAAGCTAAAGTTGTATCGGTTGGTAATTTAGTAGAAGGAATAAATGAAGGCGATACTGTATATTACGATAAACATGCAGGCCACGGTATACAACATAAAGAAAATTTTTACGGCGTCATCAAATCTGGTGATGTTGTATTAATTGATTAAACTCAAACCAAAAACCTTAAGCCTTAAACTTAAAATCGCAAATTAAACTAATTAATAATAAAAAATAAAAAAAATGAAAAAAGAAACTTTTTTATATGTAGCAGAAAGTGCAACTTACGCTACTGGAGATCAAGCTGCTTTCAAAGCAAGTGATTTCATAGGATGTGAAACTCCTTCAGCAACGTCAACAAGATTTTTGTTTTACCCAATGGACAAAGCCTTATATGGCGCGGGTAATGTAGATGCTGACTCTTTTACTTTAACTCATACTGAAGACGGTCATATTGAAGTAATGAAAGGTGTTGCTGCGGCAATGAAAAATCCTCATGGTGGTTTTGTAGTTATACAAGACGACGAAGGTACAGCTTACTCTACTGATGGTAGTAGCTTAGGTAGTATTGGATTTTCAGATATTAGATACGAACCAATTGCTTCTACTGGAACTGCTGTTACTGTTGATGGTACCGGTGTTGTTGTAGCTACAATATAATAATAATTTTAAAAATATATAAATATGAACACAACAATACACAACAATTACATAATTGCAAATGACGTAGCACTTACAAGTTTAGGTGCTGCTAACCAAACTGTAATGTTTCCTTCTAATATGATTTTAGGTATGGACACAGGAGCAGACACTTCAATGAGATTTTTCATGAGAAGTCCTTTAGACGCTGACGATGGAGATAAATTAGTAATAGTACATGCTGACACAAATACAACAGAAAAAGCATTTAGAAATATGGTTGACGAAGTAGTTTCCGTAGTTAATGGAGATTTTAGTGGTGCAGCTGTGCTTTTCGATGTTGCTAACAACATTGCTTTACCTGGTCAAACTTTAACTGGTAGTACAGTAACTCAAAATTAATAACCTTTAAATAAATAAATAATAATATGAAAACAACATACGTATACTTTGGAACAAAAGGTTATCATTACGAGAAAGACACAAGTGGTGACCAAACTGTAGGTGGTGACACTGCCACTTCTTTAACAATTGCTGATGCTGGCTTAGTACCAGTTGATCATGCGCACGATGTAACAACTACATCAACTGATGCTTACAGAATAGTAATTAAAGCTGCTGCTGGTACGTCTGGTGACAGAGCAAGTGATAATACAATTGACTTTTTAACTGGAGCTGCTTTTGCTGCTGCTGCTAATCCAGCTGCTGGAGATGTAACACTTCTTGATCACACTGATTGGGATGTAGCCAATACTGGTCAAATTACTGTTATCACGGCTTCTGGTGCTGTTGGTTATGACATCCAGAATAATGATGAGCTTTGGGTTGAACAAACAGCTAGACATGATGCTGCTGGTAACGGTCCTGGTGCAACTACTTTGTCTATGGCTTCTTGCTACCCAATGGCAAACTACAAAGGTGCAAACCCTGTAGCTTACGCTGGCGTTCACTATGATGGAACTGCTTTAGATCAAACTGATTTATACTTTACTAAACGTAGTGGTGCAAATGGTAGTGATATAATTAGACTTATACACACTGCTGGTAAATACCCTCAAATTGTTAAAACTATGGAAGCTTTAGCTAACTCTGGTATTTACAACAGAGCTGTAACATTTTACGATTTAGATACTACTGGAACAGAGACTTTCTGTGGTGGACCTTCGTTAAGTGGTCAAAATGATCTAGGAATTTACGGTTGCTGGAGAACAGCGTAAATTGAGATTAACCGCGCAAGATTTGCGTGATATGAATATCCTTAAGTATTACAGGCTCACACGTAAGTGGGCTTGTAAGACTTACGGGATTTTAGACGCAGACTTAGAACTTTTAATTTATTTAGATTGTAAAAAAAGATTTACACGAAACGATTTTATTAACGGCACGTATACATACTCATGGGATAAAAGCAGGTGGGAGCGATTAAAACGTGATGGCTGGATAGAAACATGGAGACATCGTAATAGAACAACTATTAAGTACTCTGTATTTAAAACATCGTTTAAATGCTCTCAACTTATAAGTAGAATATATAGAGTGTTACTAGGTGAAGAAGATTTACCTATATCTGAGCGTAGCACTTTTTTTAATAACAAATCATATACAGACAAAGTGTATAACAAAGCTATAGATGATATGATAAAAGATATTGATAGATAATGGGATATAAACTAGGTAAAGGCTCTACACCAAGCATGTCAGGTGGTAGCATAAGAACTAAAATGAAATTTGGCCAAGAAGCTGGTGGCGATGCTTCAGTGCCTGGTACACCTGTTATTAGAAAACCACTAGCAGAAGGTATACTAGGAGAAGCTAATATGGACGGTAGTATATTTATTAGCAATACTATAATGCCTGGTAGTGAAGAAGAAAAACAAGTTGTTAATCACGAAATGAGGCATGCTACTGATATGCGTATTGGTAAATTAGCTTACGGTGATAACTTTGTAAAATATAATGGTATAACATACCCAAGAGAAACTATAAACGGTAAAGATATGGTTAAAGTTGATGGCCAGTGGAAAGAAGCCGGTGATGATTTTCCTTGGGAAAACGACGCGAATAATGGAAATATTTAAAAACAATAACGATTGGAATGAAAAATCTATCATAGGTTTTGTTGCATTTACAATAATGTGTGTAATCATGATAGTAGATCTTGTAACAGGCTGGTTAGGTAGAGATTTAATGATTAATGAATTTGTATACGACTCGTTTGTACTCGTGGTGCTGGGTAGCTTTGGTATTAGTGGATTAGAAAAATTTGCTAAAAAATGATAATGACCTACATAGATGGTATACCATTGTATACAACAATAGAAGAAGCAGAGGCTTGGGCTAGTAACTATAGCATAACAGGTTACCATACTCATGAGTATCAAGGACAAACTGGGTATATGGGTGGAACTAACCATGTTGAAATAGATGAAGCTATAAACTCAGGTCAAGCATTAAACAGACCCGCAACAACACCACTAACTTCTTTTGGTAGAGTTAGTAGGAATAGTGGGTATTAAAAAATAAATTATGTTAGGTAAAATATTTTCAGGTGGTGCAGCTGACCTAGTTAAAGGTGTTGGTAGTGTGATAGATAATCTACACACTAGTGGTGAGGAAAAACTAGCTGCAGAAAACAAGATAAAAGAACTAATAGCCAACTATGAAGTTGAGATGGAAAAGAACATTACATCTCGCTGGAAAGCAGATATGAACAGTGATTCGTGGCTAAGCAAAAATGTTCGACCACTAGTATTAATATTTTTAGTAGTATGTACAATACTACTTATATTTATTGATGCTGGTAAACTTAACTTCAACGTAAAAGACTCTTATATAGATCTTTTACAATTAGTATTAATAACAGTGATCGGTGCTTATTTTGGCGGTAGATCACTAGAAAAAGTAAAAAAATAAAATTATGGGATTAGTAAATAACATGACTGACATAGGTCAAATGGGTAGTGGACACTTAAAAAGCTTAACAGAGCTTTTTGCGCCAACAGGAAAAGTAATTGTAGCTATAACAACTTTAGAGGCTGTTAAATTTGCTAAACTAATTGCTGATGCTTCTGGTGTTGCATCTGGAAGTGCAACCGTTGATGATGGTGTTTCATATTTTGGAACTGGAACACAATTTTTGGCAAATGGTGAAGACGATGATGGAGATGCTGTAACTTCAGCTGCAATAGCTAGTACAGTTAATTTTCCAGCAGGTTTAACTATATATGGTAGATGGACAAGTGTTCAGTTAACAGATTATGACGCAAGTGGAACAGACGCTTATACTAGCGGTATAATTGTATATTACGGACCAGCTGCTTAAACAAATAAATAAATAAATAAATTAACTTAAATTAAATAAAATGGCAAAAAAAGAAGAGGTAGTAGACCTTAAACCTACAAGTATTACAACAGAAGAATTAAAAAGATTACAAGAACTAGTAAACCTTATTAATAGAGGTGAAATGCAAGTTGGTAATCTTGAAGCTAAAAAACACGCTTTACTTCACCAAGTAATTGCAGTTCAAGAAAAAATGAGCGAATTACAAAAAGAATTTGAAGGTACGTACGGTAAAGTAGATATTAACATTACTGATGGTACTATAGCGTACCCAGAAGATGAGCAAGCTGATAAGAAAGATTAGTATCGGTAAAGATTATAAGAATGACGCCATGCACTATGCCGTTGGGCAAGAAGTGTATGGTGGTCATACTATTTGCGATATATTAGAAGAAGACGAAAAGTTTAGTGTTTATATTAAAAAAGGTAAAAACGTTTTGCCTTGGAAAGACTTTAATAAAAACATGGCTGTATCTGTAGAGTATAACCTAGAGTACTAATGAAAAGTGTTTACAACTTTGTTGTAACACCAGTAGGGCAAAGATATAACAACGTAAAAAAAGTTGAGGGTAAAGAGTTAATAGTTAACACTGAAATTTTTAATCACGAACACGTTAATAGAAGAGCTAAAGTTATATCAACACCTATAATTGGTGAGACAGATATAGAAATAAATAACGATGTTATATTACATCACAATGTTTTTAGACGTTGGCACGATGTTAGAGGTGTAGAGAAAAATAGCAAAAGCTATTTTAACGAAGACACATACACAGTGCAACCAGATCAAATATTTTTATATAAAAAATTTGATAAGTGGCATTCACCAAAAGGTTTTTGCTGGGTGCAACCTATAGAAAACAAAGACAAATACAATGTTAGCAACGAACAAGATAATGTTGGTATAGTAAAATATACAGACGGTACATTTAATGTAGGCGATCTTGTTGGCTTTGAACCTTTTTCTAAATACGAGTTTGTTATAGACAATCAACGCTTGTATAGAGTTTACACTAAATTTATTACAATTAAATATGAATATCAAGGAAACGAAAAAGAATATAATCCAAGCTGGGCACAGGGCGGTTGAAGAACTGATTAAAGTAGCGAAAGAAGATATTGTAGATTCTGACGATGACATATCAGCTGACAGATTAAAAAATGCTGCAGCCACAAAGAAACTAGCTATATTTGATGCATTTGAAATATTGAATAGAATACAAGAAGAGCAAAACTTGCTAGAAGGTAAAGAAACTAAAACCGAAACTAAAGTATTTAAAGGTTTTGCAGAAGGTAGATCAAAGTAATGTACAAACAAAGTTTACTTAAAATAATCGAACCTATTAAACGTACGACTATAAGCCGTATGAATAAAGGTAAAAAATGGAAATATGGATATAATAAAGAACACGATATTATCGTTATATCAAAAACTGGAAAAATTGGTGATATATATGAAATCCAAAATCTGCGAATTGCGTTGCCAAGAGTGCCAGGGCAAGTGCACAAAAACGATTTAAACAAGTGGAAACAATTTGAGTACCCAAAAGAATTAGGTAGGCTTAAAAACATATTTGACTGGAGAGCATATCCTGAAGAAAAGAAAGCTGACTGGTTTGATTATATAGATGAAGAGTTTAAACGTAGAGATGAAGGTTTTTGGTTTAGCAACAATAGCAAGCCAACATATATAACAGGTACACATTATATGTATCTGCAGTGGAGTAAGATTGACGTAGGTGCACCTGATTTTAGAGAAGCTAATAGATTATTCTATATATTTTGGGAAGCATGCAAGGCAGACAAAAGATGTTATGGTATGTGTTACCTTAAAAACAGACGATCTGGTTTTTCTTTTATGTCATCAGCTGAAACAGTTAACCAAGCCACAATATCAAGTGACG